GTTGTAGATTCATCTACAGCAATTAAAGTATTGTGGCATGATAGAAATTTACGCGCAAAGGTTAAACCTTTTGGCGTTGATAGCGCCTCAACATTCATAATAAAGATGTGAAGGTTATAGTCTGTTTCAAACAAAGATTGATACTCTTTATCTTTTGTTTTGGATGTTAAAGCTGTCCATAGTACACTTTTATATTGTATATGGCTAGGTAAATGTGTAGGAATTTCTGAAGATAACCAATTTCTATAAACACCTTTTGGTGCTATAATCATCGCCGCATTTATTTTTCCTTTGTCATACAACATAGCAATATTATCAATAAGAACTTTTGATTTACCAGTTCCCATTTCCATAAAATATGCATACTCTTCTTTATCCCAAGATTTTTCTAAAGCAACTAATTGATGCTCATACGGCTTGGTTTTAAATCTATAATTTCTTACCATAAAATAATTTAATTCTTTCTATTGACATTATAAATAAGGATCATTATATACTTTGTCAAGAGAGAAAATAGAATGAAAAATAAAATATTTGAATTATATAAAGACAAGAGTCTTACAGAGTTTTTAGAATTTAAGAGAGATAATCCTAAAGAAAATTTTGTGTATGTATTACAACATCCACCAGCTAATATAAATATATTAAGCGCATCTAATTTTGGATATTTAGTTATATGTCTTGCTTACTTTGATCAAGTTGCATTTAATGCCGCACCTTTCGTTTTTAAGATGCGAAAAAACTTGAAAGATTTTACAAATCAAGATTATATATTGCTTACAGGAGATCCGGCGGTCATTGGTATCTCTTGTGCTATAGCAAGTGACATGACCAATGGCCAATTTAACCTCTTGAAATGGGATCGTAGAGAGTTTAAATATTACCCAATTGAATTTGATCTCTATCAGAAAGGATAAATATGAGTGACGATGTAAAAAATATGATGCTAGAAGATTCTACAGATCTTTTAGATAATGTAGAAGTAACTACAATAGCAGACCAATGTAAAAAATTAAAAGATTTAGAGGATGACATTAACAGAGCTGAAGAACATGTCAGTAATCTAAAAGCAATGGCAAGAGATATTAGTGAACGAGTTATACCTGAACTGCTTGCAGAACAAGGTTTAAGTTCTTTGAAATTAGCTGATGGTTCATCTGTAACAGTCAAAAGAGAATACAGATGTACTCTTCCCAAAGATGATACAAGAAGGGAAGATGCTTATAAATGGCTTCGTGAGAACGGACTTGGAGATATTATTAAAAACAATGTCTCTGTTACGTTCGGTCGTGGCGAAGATGACAAGGCACAACAATTGTTGGACCTTGCGGCGTCAAATGGTTTTGAACCAAATCAGAAATCTGATGTGGCTTGGAACACTTTGACAGCTTTATTTCAGGAGCGTGTCGAGTCCGGGCTCGACATGCCTTCTGAAGTCTTTAGTACTTGGATTAAAGACACAACTAAAATAACCCGAAAATAATGGAGAATGAATAATGGCTAATGAAGCGATGGTACAAAAATCGTTGACTAATGGTTCAGTAGCTTTGTTTGGAGATGATCTAGACAAAGGTTTTGAAAACATGACGCAGAATGATCTTGCGTTACCTTTCATAAGAATACTTGGTCAACTATCACCACAGGTAACTGAAGGTGATTCTAAATATGTTACAGGTGCTAAACCAGGTAACATATATAATACAGTTACGAATGAACTGTATGATGGTAAAATAGGAATTAAAGTTATTCCTTGTTACTATAAGAAAGACTATCCAGAATGGTCTGAAAGAGGAGAAGGATCTGCAGCTCCGATTGCACTCCACTCACCTAACAGTCCAGTGATAGCTACAGGTAAGAGAGAAGGATCTAAAATTAGATTACCTAACGGTAACTATTTAGAAGAAACTGCTTCTTACTATGTAATGGTAGGAACTAAAGCGGGTGGTTATACTCCAGCTTTAATTACCATGAAGTCAACGCAGCTAAATGTAAGCAAGAAGTGGAACGCAATGATGAAAACTGTTCAGATTTCTGACGGTAAAGGTGGATTTGCAGTTCCTCCAATGCATGGTGTTGTATACAACTTATCATCTAACCTACAGAAAAATGATAAAGGTAGTTGGTACGGTTGGGTTGTAACACAAGATCGAATTCTAGACACAAAAGATAAATCTTTGTACTTAAGTGCAAAAGGATTTTCTAGTGATGTCAAAAAAGGATCGGTGCAAACAAGAGCTGATGTAGAAGATAAGATAATCGAGAACGTGCCGTTCTAGATTAATCAAGAAACGGGGCTCGGTAATACGGGCCCCACAAATATGGTAAGTTATGAAAGAAAAATTTAAAGAAATATTTGCTGGGTTTCAAACAGCATATGGACAGTATCAAAAAGGCGAACGTGGAGAAAATGGAAAACAAAAAGGAAAAGCATTCATTGTTAGAAAACCGGTCACGGATAACCTTTGGGAAGACCATCTTAATGGTATTGATCCTGCTTTGGGTATTATTCCCATTAATGAATCTAATAATTGTAAGTGGGGTTGTATTGATGTTGATCAATATAATCTTGAGCACAAGAGCTTAATACAAAAAATAAGAAGTTTAAAACTTCCACTTATAGTCTTCAGATCAAAATCTGGTGGAGCACATATATTTTTATTTACAAAAGAATTTATACCTGCATCTTTGATGCAGTCTACGCTTAAAAAAATTTCAGATGCATTAGGATATTCAGGTGTTGAAATATTTCCTAAACAAATTGAAATACTTGTAGAACGTGGGGACACAGGTAATTTTTTAAATCTTCCCTACCATAACCAAACCAAAGGATTAAGATATGCTTTCGACGATAATGGCTCCGCTGTGTCACTTGAGGAATTTTATAAGCTCTATGATGTTTATGCGTGCAGCAGGGAAGAAGTTGAGAAAATTGAAATCAAAGAAGAAAAAATAGAAGAAGCATTTAAAGATGGGCCTCCATGTTTAAATAGATTAGCTCGCGATGGCTTTAGCGAAGGATCTAGGAACAATGCATTGTTTAATATTGCCATATATTTTAAACAATCAGATCCAGATACTTGGCAAGATAAAGTCGTCGAAGCTAATCTTAAATACATGACAAAACCATTAAGTAATAGTGAAGTACAACAGTTATTAAAATCAGTTGGTAAAAAAGGTTACGATAAATATAGATGTAAACTTCCACCAATTGTAGATGTTTGTAATGCATCTCTATGTAGAACTAAAAAATTTGGTGTAGGTTCTGAAGAAGATGCTATGCCTTTGTTAAGTAATTTAATGAAATATAATTCTAATCCGCCACAGTATTTTTTAAATGTAGGTGAAGGAGAAACTTTAAGAAGAGTAGAATTAAAAACAGAACATTTAGCAAATCCAGTTATGTTCTCTATTGCATTACTTGAAAAAGCAGATCTTGTTATACCTAAATTAAAAGATAAAGATTGGAGAGAATTTTATCTAAAACCATTAATAGAGAGAATGGAAACAGTAGAACCTTTAGAATCATTGGATCCTAAAAATCAAATAATTTCACTATTGCAAGATTGGACAACCAATAGACAGAATGCAAGAACAATGGAAGATGTCTTTAATAAACTTCCATATACAGATGACAAAAGAGAATTTACTTATTTTAGAATGGAAGACTTTTACAACTTTTGTAAAAAGAATCATTGGGAAATGGATAAATCTAAAACAGGTAATTTAATTAAATCTTTGAAAGAAGATAAAATCTTTGTAGAAGAAACTAGAATGAAAATTAAAGGTCAAGAACCTAGACTTGTTAAGATTAAAACTATGAAGAAGATTGATGCATCTATATCACAAGTTAAATATCATGAGGAACATTTTTAATGATAGGAATAAACTGGTTTTTAAAATACAGATTATTAAAAGAAGAATTAGATAAAACAAAATTACAAAAAAAAATATTAGAAAGGAGGTTAAAAAAATATGAAAACAATAATACTAGGACCACCAGGAACTGGAAAAACAACAACGTTGTTAAACTTGGTAGATGAATTTATTAAACAAGGAATTAAACCAAGAGAAATAGGTTATTTTTCTTTTAGTAAAAAAGCTGCAACAGAAGCTGCAACAAGAGCTGCACAAAAATTTGAATTAAGTCCTGAACATGATTTAGTTTATTTTAGAACTATTCATTCTTTGTGTTTTAAATTATTAAATATGACTAGAGATAGAATGATGAGTCCAGAGGATTACAGAGAATTTGGAGTTAAATGTAACATACCTATTAAGACTGCATCTTATTCGGAGGAAGATGGTATATTTAATTCAGATAATGAATACTTAACCATTATTAACACAGCAAGAGTCAAAGGTATAGATCTCCTTGAGTGTTATGATTCAAGAAAAAATTTATTAGATGTGGAAAGAAATACTTTGTATTTAATTGACCAAGAATTGAAAAGATATAAAAAAGAAAAAGGATTAAAAGACTTTACAGATTTGTTAGAAGAATTTGTTGAAAGAGATTTAGCTCCTAAATTTAAGGTATTATTTATAGATGAAGCACAAGATTTATCATATTTACAGTGGAAATTAATCAAATCTATATGGAAAAACGCAGAAAAAACATATATTGCAGGCGATGATGACCAAGCCATTTTTAAGTGGGCTGGGGCCGACGTAGATCACTTTATAGCGCTAAAAGATGAGGTGGACGAGATCAGGACGCTTAATCAATCTTATCGTATTCCTGGTGGTCCTATACACGAATTATCACAAAGAATTATATCAAGAGTTAAAAATAGATATGAAAAAGATTATAAACCAAGACAAGAAACAGGTTTATTAAGATATTATACTGATATTACTCAAGTAGATATGTCTAAAGGAAATTGGACAGTTCTCGCAACAGCTAATCACTTTTTAAATGATGTTAAAGAATTGTGTGAATTACAAGGATGGTATTATCAATACAAAGGAATTAATTCTATATCATTAGATTTATTACTTGCATTAAGTAATTGGGAAGACTTTAGAAATAATACACCTTTAAATTATCTTCAAATAAAAAACATCTATAAATATTTAGGTGCAAATATAACCCCTGGATACAGAGATGCTAAAACATTAAAAGCAGAAGAAAAATATTTAATAAACGACTGTATACAAAATCATGGTTTACTTACTAATAAAGTATGGTATGAATCATTTGAAGGTGTTGATACAATTACAGAAAATTATATTCGTAATATGAGAGCTAATGGTGAGAAGATAAACAAGACTCCTAGAATTCTTTTGTCTACAATTCACTCATTTAAAGGTGGTGAACAAGATAACATTTGTATTCTAACTGATCTAACTGCTGCCGCTGTAAGACAAAGCGAAGATGATCCAGATGATTTACATAGATTATATTACACAGCTTGTACCAGAGCTAAAAAAGAACTTCACATTGTAGATCCAAGAGATTTTAACAAAGCATATATTATATGACAAACAAAGCATTCTTTAGACAAGTAGGTGGTAAACATTATAAAAGTATGAAGATACAGCCATCTATATTTATAAACGAAAACAATTTACCTTTTGCGGAAGGCAATGCGATTAAATACATTTGTCGTCATAGATTAAAAGGTAAGAAGGAAGATATATTAAAAGCAATTCATTATTTAGAAATGATTTTAGAAAGAGATT